GTGTGTGTTTCGTTGTCCAAAAACGTCACAGGGGCTTCTAGGGGCCTTTCCTGGGGGGTGCCTTGTAGGGCTTGGTTTCTGGCCTGGATGCGTTGAGCTGTCTTGTGGTTGACGTATCGGGTGCCGCGTGTGGCGTTACAGGATGCGCATGATGGGACGAGGTTTTCGAGGCTGTGGTCGCCGCCTCGGTCGAGCTCGATGAGGTGGTCGGCTTGGGTTGCTTTGGCTTTGCCGCACCAGTGGCAGTCAGGGCTACCGGCCAGGATGCTGGCTCGGTTGCGTTTGTAGGTGGGGTCGTTGTATCCGGCCATGTGGATTTCCTCTTTGAGTTAGAACCAGTTCTATTAGTTCTCAGTCTTTGCTCTCTCAGTACTTACTAAGGAGTGCGGTTATCCGACGTCGGAAAACCTGACTTCGGCTGTGGATAAGTACCCCACCTTTTCCACATAGTTATCCACAGGCTGGGGTCTGTCGAAGATCACGGTGTAGGTCGACCATTGGCCTCGGGTGTTCTGCTTCTTGATGCGTCGGACGTAGCCTGCGCGCTCGAGCTGTTGGAGTGCGGCCCTGACGGAGTAAATGCCTTCGGGTGATTGGCTGGCCAGGTGAGCAGCGGTGGTGCGCCAATGGTCAGGCTTCGACAGCAGGTAAACCAGGATGCCTCGGGCCTTCCAGGTCAACTGGTTGTCCTCGATCAGTTCGTTGTGGACGACGGTGTAGTTCTGATGCGGTCGGGCGGCGCGGATGATCACAGTTCGCCTTCCTCCATGCGACGCATCCGGTCACCGAACGAGACCAGCCTGGCGCGTAGACGTTTGTTCTCGACCTGGAGGTCATGGATGCGTCTGCGGAGCAGCATGATTTCGTTCATGGCTCCGGCCACGGCACGTTCGGATTCTTGGATTTGGCGGATAAGGGCTTCAGCGTCCCAGGTCATTGGGGCTCCTTGTCAGTCGGTTTTTGATGTCGTTGATGTCTCGAGGGCGCCACACATACGCTTCGGCGCCGGCGGCGTGTAGGCACATAAGCCAGTCGTTTTGGGCGTCGGACAATTTGCCGATCGCGGTTTTCAGTTCGGCGAAGATCACGCCGCGCTCCGGGTGGACGAGCACCAGGTCGGGAAAACCGATGTCTCCGGCCTGGGCGGTGCGCCATTGACCTCGGCCGTTCTGCGCGGGCATCGGGTGGAACACTTTCCAGCCTTGCCACCTGGCGAGCTCGACGACGGCGGCCTGAAACTGGCGTTCGTTGACCTTGAACATCGGGTTGGCGTTATTGGCCATCGGCTTGACTCCTTCGCGTGGTGAAGAAGCCATCGAGGTCCGGGTGGCGGCGCATGATCTCACGGGCGTAGAAAGCGCGATAGTCGTTGTTCAGTTTGAGTTGGCTGGTCGGGTCGTCGGTTCGGACGGTCCAGTCGTAACGCAACACTTCCCACAAAGCGGCGATGCCGTACTGGCGGACGCCGCGATCCTTGAGGCGGCGGGCCATGTGGGTGAGGCGTTCCATGACCCACGGGTTCGCATGGTGGAACGCTTGGAAACGGTCTTGGGCTGGTTCGTCGGACTCAAGCATTGACCAGTCGAATTCGAGTTGTGCCATCAGAACGGATCCTCCTGCGCCGAGGTCAGGCCGGCAGCCAAGCCGTTCTTCAGTTTGTCGATCAGTTCGCTGGCCTCACGCTTGGTGGCCGGCCGAGCCGTTGAACCCATCGCCTTGAGCATTCGGAGCTGTTTGTCTGAGGGTGGTTCGGCGGCCGAGCGGGGCGACATGGTTGTGGGTTGCCCCTCATATCGAGCAACCTTCGCCATTTCTTCGCGGCTTGGTCGTTCGGTCGATGCCTGGTATTTCCAGTTCGACAACGCGCGGCCCACAGCGGAGGTCTCTGCGTTCTCCAGGGCCGAGGTGCGGTTGACGTTGCTTGAGCCGCGAATCTCCTCGGCGTAGCCGGTGGCGGTGGGTCGGTCGTCGTCAAGTTCGCGGTAGACGGCGGCGCGGAACACGGTGCGTGTGCCGTCGTCGACGATGATTTCGGTGACGATGCGGCCGTTCGGGTTGTCCGCCCAGAACAGCACCAGCCGGTCGGCGACCGGGGCGTAGTTGTCGAGGTTCATGGTTGCTCCTGTAGTCGGGCCAGGTTTGGTAGGTAGATCCGTTTGAAGCATGGCCAGCACCAGCAGGCCCAAGCCGATGGTTCCCAACGGACAATTTCGTCGGCCTCCAGTTTCGTGTAGCACCCGGCGCACATTCCCGATTGGGGTTTGCCGATTACTGACGGTTCGTGAGGCATGGCCGTGTGTTTATCACACGGATGTGGCTGGGTGGTGAATTAGTTACCGGACCAAGTTGTCCACGGTGCGAAGCAGCGGTCGACGCCGTTGCGTTCGCAGCTGTAGTTGTAGATCGCTAGGGCGGCGCGGATGTTGGTGCGCGGGTCGAACAGTTCGTCGTGGCTTTGGGCGATGCCTTGGGCGGCGAGCCAGTTCGGTGGGTTTGATCGGTCGGAGCTCCAGAATCGGTTGATTTGGAACAGGCCGTGGTCGGGGCCGGAATCGGCGTCGGGTTGGCAGCGTGATTCGCGGTACATGATCGTCAGGGCGGTTTCGAGGATTTCGCGGTCGGCTGGCCAGCCTTCCTCAAGCATCATGGGGCCCCATTCTTCGCAGACGTGGTCGGCGGCGATCAAAGCCCAGGGGAATGTGGTGGTGGTTGTGGCCGGCACCGTAGTCGTCGTGACGATTGATGTAGTGGTGACGGTGGGTGGTGTCGGCTTGAGGGCCACGATTGACGTCTGTATGGCTGTAGGAGCCACGCTGACGGTTGGTTCGCTATCTGGGCCCATCCAGGCGATAGCGACGGCCAGAACGCAGATAGCGCCAATGGCAAGACGGAACGGGTTCATGGGTTACCTCCTGGGACGGTCGGGACGTCGAGAGTGGGGACGGTCTACCGACTCGGCCTAGGCCGGGTCAAGGCTTGGTTTTTTTGCCGATGATCGGGGTGACGTCCTGGCCGCCTCGAGCGGCGATGCCGTTGCCGATGGCGTAGCCAACGATTGCGGTGATTACCGGCAGGCCGGCGTCGCTCGTGATCGCGTCGACGGCGATCAGGACGGTGAGGCAGATCAGGCTGACCAGGGCGATGAATGCCTTGGACGGGTTGGCGATGTTCATGCGAGAGCTTTCTCCAAGGCCGCGCTCATAGCTGCGGCGTCGTGGGCGAGTTGAGGTGAGATTTCGATGTGTATCCAGCGGCCGCCGGGGGCGCCGTGGATGGTGCGATGGTCGTAGACCTTCCAGGCGGCGCGGTCGCATCGCCAAGTTCGGCCCCACGGTTTCGGCCAGTAGTCGGCGACCATTTCGATGCTGAGCACGTCGGCGTTGTTGATTAGCCAGTCAATGACGGGTTCTATGTCTTTGCGGTTGATGTACCCGATGTCGACGGCGCGGCCGGTTTGGTGGACGGATGGTTGGCCGGGCTTGCCTCGAGCGTCACGCTTTGCGTAAGTGCCGAGGTGAGTCAATTTGCCAGCATTGAGAAACAAGATCAGGTCACGAAGCGCGACAATGCCTGGTAGGGCGCCTCGGCTATTCACATCGAAACCGGTATATGACCTTTTAGTCGTAGAAGTTGAGCTTGGCTTTTTCGCGGATGCCATCCCATTCCTCCTGCGTGAATTGGTGGACTGTCCAACGCCGAAACCAAACGCCGTCAATTTGTTCCGGTTCAATTTCGCGGTGTTCTTGACGTTCACCTAATTCGGGCAATTCTGTTTCTTCAACGTGGGCCCATCCTTCAGGCACGTTGATGCCATCAAATTCAGGATGTTCGATCCGAATGTCTCCCTGATGACGCGGATATGCCAGGTCGGCTAGACGAATGTAATTCACAGTGCTTTCCATTCGTCGGTCGCCGTAACGGTGGCGCTAGTCATTGTCGGTGTGTTGAACGTCAAGTTGGTCATCGTTGTTCCGGCTTGGCTCGTGGTTGCTTCGGTCGGTGTTGACGTTGTGTATGTCGATACGCCGTAAGTGACATTGACGGTCGAAAAACTGTACGTTCCTGTGAGTGAGCCATCTGCTGGAAACTTGCCGATGAATCCACGATCAAGGCCGCCGTCGACGCATGTGCCTACGACGTACAGGTTTTTGTTTGTGTCGCAGGTGACGGCGTTGACTGCGAAGTTGCCGTCGCCGGAGGCGAGCGTTCGTTGCCATTGAATTGTGCCGGAACTGTTGTATTTAGCGATAAAACCGACTTGTGGACTGCTGTTGACAACGCCGCAGATATACACGTTTTCATCGGAGTCAATTCCGATGTTTAGTCCGGCGAACATGTCGTTAGCGGCGGCCAGTTTGCGTTGCCATAACAGGGAGCCGGAACTGTTGTATTTACATAGTCCGACTGCCGCGGTTCCGCTGGTGAACCGGGTCATGACGTATGTTTCGCCGGCGGCGGTTCCGATAATTGCGTAATTCTCGTGTGTTCCGCCGCCGTAACGAGTCGTCCATTGGTGAACGCCGGACGAATCCGCTTTCATGAGATACCCGTAACCCAAACTTCCAGTTCCAGAAACATAAAAGTTGTTGCTGGAATCGACCCAGTGACCCCATCCCTGAATGAGGAGGCTGAGATCATAAAACTTTCCCAGGGTATTAGTTCCGGTTCCGGACATTTCGCCGTACATCATGTCCTCGAGGTCAACGCAACTTCCTCCGAATGTGACGTTGTTTGATCCGTCCATGTGGAGGCTTGAAATACGCAAAGAACTGGACGTTCTGGCGTATCGACGTTGAAGGGTTACGGTTCCACTGGTGTCGTACTCGACTATCGGTGTTCCATTCACAGTTGGGATGTAACCGCTGACGAATACTTGAGTGCCGTCTGTTGCGACTGAACGCCAATCGACGGAATTGGCCGAATCTGTGAAATCTCGTGCCCACAACACGTCGGGTGTTTGGTCAATTTTTAGGAGAATTCCTCGGTTTCGTGTGCCGTCCGAGCGGCGGCCGCAGACATAAACGTCAGCCGTGCCATGTGTGGTGATACCGAAACCACGATCGACGTTGTTGGCCGTGTACCACAAACCCATGAAGAAGTTTTCAGATGCGCCGATGGCGGCGGCCTTGAATGCGAGGATCATGCGGTAAGGTTGCCGAATGCGACCCATTCGGTCGCGGCGATCTTGAGTAGGCCAGCGACGCCATACTGGCCGGCGATCTTCAACTTGGAGCCCTGCGACCGGATGGTGTCCGTGCTCGAGATCGTGACCTGACCGGCGCCGCCCTGGTACAGCAGAATTTGGGTGCCGATCGGAAATGCGACGGCGCCACCACCCGTGTTCGGTGGGACGGTCAAAGTGATGGCGGCCGCGTTGGTGAGGGTGATGACTTTCGCCACGTCGGACAGGACGAGCGTGTAGGAGGTGCCGGTCTGCGCGTTCAGGATGCCGAACGCGATGTCATTGACGCCTTCGGTAATCGAGTTGACGTTGGCCGCGGTCAACACCTGGCCGTCGGTGTAAGCCTCGGATAGCGGGTAGGTAGCCATGATCGTCCTTTACAGGGTGTTGGTTCCGAGAATACCGAATTGGGAGGAACCGAGGATGAATGCGGTGGATAGCGGGTATGCGGTGGTAAATCTGGTTGTCCAGCGTTCCGGGGTGATGTCGTGGTTGACGCCGTTGACGGTGACGCGAAGATCAAACCGGGTGCCGTTTGCCATAGTGCGGTTGACCAGGATCGGGTCGCCGATGTCGAGCTCGAGGCCGGGCACGACACGGCTGGACACGCTGGACAGGTCGAGGGTGATGGAGTCGACACGAAGGCGGGGTTCTTTGCGGTAGGCGAGCACCTGGGTCGCTCGAGCGAGCGCGGTGTCGTTGGTTTCCATCATGAGGCCGGTCTGCTCGTACGAGCGGAGGAAGTATTCGTCGATGGAGGCCGAGTCGGACACGGTTTGGTCGGTGCCGCCGAGGCGGGCGAAGGTGACCTGGTTAGCGAGTTCGGTTTCGTCGAGGTTGATGTCGAGGTCTTGGTAGGCGATGTCAGTGCCGTCGTCGTCAAATGTGGTGGCGGTCCCCGACGCCATTTGGGACAGCGTGACGCGGGATAGGTAGGTGACGTATCCGTTGGGTGCCATGAAGAACGCGCCAAGGTCGGATGTTTCGATGAGTTGGCAGGCGGCAAGGGCGGAGCGGGTGGTGCCGGGGTCGTTTTGTAGTTCGGTGTCGCCGGTGTCGATGTCGCGCAGGCTGGGAGGCCAGTTGATCGTGTCAAGGATTTGGTTGATGCGGGTACCGGGCAGGTCTTTATTGGCGGCACCGGTCACGGTGTTGATGTTTGATAACTGGAGCAGGCGGAACGAATCGACGCAGGTGATGGTCACGATCGCGTAGTCGGCGGCCTGATCGGCCCACGCCCAATCCCATGAGGTGATAAAGCCGGTGTACAGGTAGTACTGGTTGCCGCTGTAAGTCGTGTGGATGCGAACCTGACGCATCGGCTTGATCTTGTTGTAGTAAGGGCTGGCCGCGTTGTCCGGGTTCCAATCGCCGGTGAAGTCAAGGAACTGGATGATGGCTTGGCCCGGTGTGTACTGCTCAAACATTCGGTCACGGCCACGGCGGATCGAGATGCGTTGAACGGTGCTCGACACGTCAACCGTGACGGTCGCCGAGGTGCCAAGCACGTTGGTGCCGAGGATGCCGTCGGCGGCGTCGCCAAGGATCAGAACGTCACCGAACTCTGGGCCGACGCCCAGGCGGATCTCCACAACGGGTTGGCACGGAAGCGTCATTGGTTCGAGTACACCAGGCCGGCGCCGTTGCGCTGGGCGTTGACGAGACCTTTACGGATGGATTCGACGAGGTCGGCTTCGGTCGTGACCGATCCGGCGACGTTCACGGTGACATTGCCGGCGGTTGGGGCCATGCTCAAACTCATCGGCCGGAGTGCGCCGATTCGTGGGGTTGAGCCACCACGGCCGGTCACTTCGCTAGGTGTCTCGCCAGGGCCGACAATGATGCCCGCTACTCGAGGACGGGCCAAGTAGGCGAGCTGTCGTTCAATGTCGGCGAGGTTGGCCTGGTCGAGACCAGCGATGATTTGAGTCTTTTTCTGTTCGGGGATGTCGTCCAGTTTGAGGATGTAGTCGGCGGCGGCAAGGCGGGTACGGTCGAGAGCATCTTGTGATGCGCGCAACGCTTCCGGCGTCTTTTCCTTGAAGGCTTGAAGGGCAAGTTCGCCTGCGCGGGCGATCTCATCTTGAAGGTTTCTCCATGCGCCTCGTTCGTCGATGTTGCCTTTAAGTTCGGCGTAGGCCTCATCAAGGCCGCTGAATGCGTCAGTCAGTTTGAGGGCTTCGTACCGGGTGCGGTACATCTGCTCCTGCTGATTCCAGAAGGATGCCGTGACCTCGTTGATTGACGTATCAAGGCTTGAGCTGGTTCCGCTTAGGCCTTGTTTCAGAAGTTCCACGTTGCCGGTCATGGCACCGAAACCTGATTTCCACGCTCGAGACAGCCATCCGGCTTTCTCGGCGACCGGGGCCAATGATTCGAGCAACTTGGTCATTATCGGGAGCAGCTCTTGGCCGACAGCGATTGCCACGTTTTCGAAAGCGTCCTTGAGAGCGTCTTGGGCGGCGCGGAAGTCTTTGGCGCGTTGGATCTCGGCTTCGTCGATCAGTTTGGCGCCGGAGACGCTCTCCAGGGCCGAGCGAAGGCTTCCGGCGCCCATCTCAACGAGCTCGGACACCTGCGTCCAGCTCTTGCCGAGGAGCTGTGTGGCGACGCGGGCCCGTTCGGCCGGGTCCTTGATCTTTCCGATCGCGTCGACGGTGCGAATGAAGGTTTCGTTGGCGTCGATCGTGCCGTCTTTGGTGCGGGCGATTTCAACGCCGAGTTTGTTGTATTCGTCGCGGCTAGAGGCCAGCGACTGATTCATCTTGTTGATAGCCGTTTGGACAGATCCGGCCTCAATACCAAGGTCTCCGGCGATTTCGATCCAGCGGGATGATTCCTCGGCGGCGATGCGGGTGACGTTGCTGAATTTGTCGACCTCGAGGGCGAGGTCTTGGAAGTCGTCCATCGCCTTGAGGGCGAAGGTGGCTAGGGCGCCTCCGGCGGCGGTGGCGATGCTGGCGGCGTTGGCTTTGATGTAGTCGCCGGCCGCGCCGAATCCGGCTTTCATTTTGCCCATCGCGCCGTCGGCTTCGGCCACCTTGGTGCGGAAGTTGTTGAAGGCGTTTTGGGCGGATTGGAGGCCTTTGGCGTCGAATTCCGTGACTATCGGGATGTTGATGGCCATTAGAACTTCACTTTCAGGTCACGGTTGATTTCGTCCTCGACGCGCTCAATGATCGGTTGGAGTTCGCGGCCGATGAGTTCGATTTGGCCGTCGATGTCGCGCCACATAAAGCGGGACGGCGGGCCGAGTCGGCTGGAAAGGGCGGTGGCGAAGTTTGGGCGTCGGAATTGTGGTGGCCGGCGTGAGCTGCCGCCTCCGGCTTTTCCGGCCATGTCGACGATCGCGGTCGGTGCGTCTTTGGTGCCGACGCGGACGACGGAAACGATGTCGCGGAACGGTCGGCTGGGATGGTTGCGTGGTTTGCGGGTGTCGAGTTTGACGGCGACGGCTTTGCGGCGGTTCCAGCCGGTGCGGCCGTTGTGGTTCATGCCGGAAAGTGGCGCGCCGCCGGGGACGCGCTGGTTGATTTGGTCGGCGAGGGGTTTGACGACGCGGCGGATGTCTTTGCCGATTTCGCGGCGGAGGGCCGGGTCGAGTTTGTTGAGGTCGCGGAGGGCTTCCTTAAGGCCGGTTGCTTGGATGCTCATGGTTACCTCCGTTCTTGGTCTGATTCGACCAGAAGGCGAACCATCTCGTCAATGATCGTGGCCGGCGCCTTGAGTAGTTCGTTCGGGCTGATGCCCGTTCGTATGGCGAGGCTGGCGATCAGGTTGACGGTTGCTGATCCTTTTCCTGGCGTTCTTTTGGGATGAACTGGACATCCTCGAGCGTGTCGATGAACTGCGGCCACACCTTGACGGTGATCTTGGACTTTCGCAGGGCTTCGTAGGCCAGGTATGCCAGTTGTTTGAATTTGGGGTCTTGTAGGAAGGAGGTGATGCTCACGCCTGGGTGGTGGTCCTCCCAGGCGCAAGCCACTCCGTAGGTGATTGGTGCCGTGTGTTCGGCGCCGTCGACCATGACGACTTTCAGATCCATTCCAATCATGTCGGGCTCCTTGGATGGGTTGGGATTACGGGTTCGTGATGTCGCGGGCGAAGCATCCCCCGACAAACGAGACGTTCACCATCGACAACTCACCCACATTTGACGACAGAGGCGTGAAGGAGGCGAGGAATGCGCCGGTGATTGTGTACTCCGGGTTGCTGGCCGATTCGGTGGTGCCGGACGGCGAGATGACGAGGGTGACGGCATCATCGCCGAGCACGTCCCACAGGGTTGCCTCAATTTCACCGGCGCCGTACGAGTTGAACATTGTGAGCGTGACGTCGACGGACTGGAGGCCCTTGGTGTACTTGCGGCCGCTGTCGCCCATCGCGGTGGTTTCGAGTTGGTCGAAGCCGGTGGTCAGGGTCACGGACTGAACCTGATCCGAGACGTCGACGGCGCCGATCATCACGGTGGCGTTGGAGAGGAAGGTGGTGGTTGCCATTATCTGCTTTCTTTAGTTGCGCCGCGAGGCGATTCGGACGGTGAGGTCGTAGGCCGGGAGTTCCTGGCTTCCGATGATTGCGAGACTGGGTTGGCCGGCGACGACTGCGAGGCCTTGGTCGGCCATGAGTGTGTCGATGGTTGTGAGCAGCCAGTCGGCTGTGTCTTGGTTGCCGGGTGGGGCTCCCAGGACGCGGATGGTGAAAGTGAGATCGCCCACGTTGTAGGTGAAACTCGTGAACGTTGGCAGTTCGACGAACACGGTGAGCGGTCGGGCGTTCCGTGGGTCGGTGACTGGTTTGAGGCCGAGGTTTGTGATGCGTGTGACGATGGCGTCGCGCGCTTCGGCGAAGATCCCTGTGGCTGGCATTTCACGCCACCTGGCTCCTGTTGATGCCGAGCAACTGGTGGATTCGACCCATGTTGAAGCCGGTGGTGGCTGGCGTCATCGCTTCGAACGTTTGAAACGAGTCAATCGAACCGCGTTCGCGGTAGAGGGCCGCGGCGTACAAGGTGACACCGAGGGTGACATCGCTTGAGGGGCTGGTGGTCGGCGAGTCGCTGTAACCGGCCTCGACGCGCTTACGGAACGCCCAAGCGTTCGCAGCTGCGACGCACGTGGCGATGTACGCGGTGTCGTTGGCCGTGGCGGCCGCGATCCCCAGGAATTCGGTCACGTTGCCCGATGTGGTCCAGGTACAGGAGATTGACCAGGTCAGGGTGCCGAACGGGCTTGCCGAATCGCGGTCGACGGCGTCGCCGGCGTCGATGTAGGCCAACTGGTTCGGGATCACGACGTCGGTGTTGTACGTCATGTCGCCCTGATAGTTCAGGCCGGTGTAAAGGAACTGGGGGACGGCTACGACGACGAAGGTGCCGTCCATGCCGTTCCCCAGTCCCGACACCGTTACAGACTGCCCGACTGCGATGTCTGTCTCGGTGAGGGTCTGAATCACGACGACGTCGTCCAACCTCATGCGGTGGGTGATGGAAAACGTCGCCATGA